CACTTCAATGCGGTCAAATCTGTCTTTTATTTCATCTTTCTTGACATAGTTTGATGGCAAATCTATTTCAATCTGCTTAACATCTTCTTTTAACTTTTGAACAGAATCCCATATTTCACGACAAAACCAACCGATTGCCGTAAGAATTGCACCGCCACCAATATTAATTAAAGTTTGCCATTCCATATATGCCTTATTGTGGGTATCTTAAAACCCAACCATTACCTGTTTCATCCCATGCCGTTTCATCCCAAACATATTCATTGTCAGGATATGGACACTCAGGCTGTGGTGTTGGTGGGTCATATAAACAAGTTTGTGTGTTTAAAACCCAAGATGGATAAGGTTTTGGTGGTATAAAAGCATCTAATTCTGTACTGTAATCCCAACCGATTGCAGGATAATTTTTCCTTAATGCAGGCAACCCATCAGGCTGACCATCAGCCCCATAATGAACACCGCCATGCGTGTTATATGAACATTGAACCCATAAAGAAGGTTCGCCAAATTCACCTGAATTGATTACTTCTTGCGTAACAACAATTACATCTGTAACTAAACCATTTTCTACTTTTGCAAAATGTGCCATTTTTAAATCCTCTTATGCTGTAAATGTTCCTGAAGTTGTAAATGTGTGATAAGTATAACCACCGCTAGAAGTTACTGTACCGCCTGAACCTTTTTGTGAACCCGCATAACGCACAATAACAATACCTGAACCGCCATTGCCCCCATCTGCCGCACCTGTTGAACCACCGCCGCCACCACCACCGCCACCTGTGTTGGCTGTTCCTGCTGAACCTGCTGTAATAGTTGTATAACCGCCATCACCACCATTACCGCCACCGCCTGCGCCGCCTGTGCCTTTTTGAACAGCACCATAGTTAGAAGCACCTGCACCACCACCGCCTGCATAAGTTGTGCCATTTACCCAAACCGCACCTGCACCACCATTCCCACCTGTTGCATTGCTTTGAACATAAGCAGGTGCGCCACCTGCGCCACCACCACCGCCACCTGATTCAGCATAAGAACCGCCTGTTGCACCGTTACTACCCCATGTGCCTTGACTTCCTATTCCAATGCCACCACCATAGTTATTTTGTGAACCTGATGACCAACCACCGCCACCTGAACCGCCTGATGCACCTTTGTAATATCCACTATTTCCACGATAACCTGCACCACCACCACCGCCTAGTGCATAAATATTTCCAAATCTTGAATCAGCACCATTACATTGCGTTGGTAATGTAGCTGATGTTTGTCCTGCACCGCCTGCACCAACGGTTACTGTATAAGCTGTTCCCGATGAAACATAAGTTGTTCCATCAACAAAACCGCCTGCACCGCCACCACCACCTGCTTGTCTGCCACCGCCACCGCCACCTGCAACAACAAGATATTCAACATCATAAAATCCTGATGGCAAAACGGAAAGTGTTACTGCACCTGTTGAACCGTTTACTGATGTAACGCCACCATTACCTGCTGTTGTTGCATAATTAACTGATTGAGAACCAATATTGCTTGTAGTAATTGCAGTAGAAGCAGGTTGATAATATGAACCATGCTGACCATCTAAATAATCAGCATTAAGGTTTGTAACAGCAGTAGTTGATGCAATAGTTAAAGGTGCTGTGCCTGTCGCAACAGTTGATGTAATAACACCACTAAACGCACCTGTTGTAGCATTTACTGTTCCGCCTGATTGATTTGTTGCAGTTGTTGCACTTGTTGCAGTTGTTGCATTACCACTCAATGTTGCAGTAATTGTGCCTGCACTAAAGTTACCTGAAGCATCACGGGCAACAACTTTTGACGCTGTATTAGTTGATGTTGCATCAACAGCTAATGTGCCTGATGTTGTAATTGTTCCACCTGTAAGGTATGAACCACCTGTAACGCTTGTAACTGTACCTGAACCTGTACCTGCACCAATTGCTGAACGGAATGTTGTTGCATCTAATGCTGATACAGTATTGTCTGCATTAATTCTTGGGAATGTAACAGCAGTAGGATTAGTTAATGTAAAAAAGTTTTGACCAACAGTTGTACCGCCTAATGATGTACGCCCTGTTGATGCAACTAAGTTAGTTGAACCGCCATCCCATTGCAATCTTTGTGTATAAGCAGAATCCCAATTTGTTTGTGACGCAGTAGTTGGAATTGAATAACCTGCTGTATAAGTAATTGCCAATGTACCTGATGTAGTAATTGGTGAACCGCTAATACTTAAACCTGTTGGTACTGTTGCTGATACGCTTGTTACCGTACCTGTATTGCTTGTTTTGTTATTAAATGTATTCCAATCAGTTGAAGATAAATAACCGTTTGTTGTACTTGATGCTTGTGAAATACTAATTGCAGGCGTAGTTGTACCTGTTGCCACGCTAATAGGTGCTGTACCACTTACTGATGTAACTGTACCAACTGATGTTGAACCACCTAAACTAATTGCTGAACCATTAATTGTAATACTTGAATTAGCTAATTTATTATTAGCAATTGAACCTGCCAACATGGTGTTTGTTACTGTACCTGTATCACCTGTTGTAATTAAAGTACCTGTTGTTGCAGGCAATGTTGCCGTTGTTGTACCTGCCGTTGCACTTGCAACTAATGTTGTTGTACCTGATGTTGAACCTGCTAAAGCAACACCGCTTACTGATAAATTCTTTGAAGCATCACGAACTGCAATAGTTGAAGCTGTGTTTGCAGTATCAGCATGGTAACCGTCAACTTGTTCCACATTAAGGTTTGCAACTTTAGTTGTTGATGAAACAACCATTGGTGCTGTGCCTGTGGCAACAGTTGATGTAATTTGACCGCTAAATGAACCTGTTGTAGCTGATACAGTACCGCCTGATTGATTTGTGGCAGTTGTTGCTGTACTTGCATTTCCGTTAAGATTTGCATTAATTGTGGCAGGCAAACTAATTGTTACACCACCTGTTGATGCTGATACATCAACTTCATTAGCCGTTCCCGTAATGCTTGTTACACCTGTATTTCCAATAGTAATTGAACCTGCACCGTTGGTTACGCTTACACCTGTACCTGCTGAAATATTGGCGTTTTTCCAATAACCTACAACCGCATCATAAATTAATGTATTGCCTGATGCTAAACCGTTTGTCTGTACATTAGAATCTGATGCACCTAACTTTGAACCGTAAATAATATTAACTTGTATTGAACCTGAACCGCCTGAACCATTATGTGTAACTGTTGCAATGGCAACTTTTGCATAAGGTGATGATGGTTTTACATTAGTTAAACCACCAACATAACTAGGGTTGTAATAAAGTTGGTCACCGTCAGCCCATGTTTCACCAACTGATGAACCTGTTGCATCAATTCCATGTACTACACCAAATGTAGTAATACGCCCAAAACCGTTTAAAGCAATGTTTTCTGTTGCAACACCAATAATGCCATCATTGTCTGTTAAACCTGTTGGTGATGGGGCAAAAGTAATTACACCTGATGCACCTACCGCACCTGTTTTAACAATTAATTGACCTTCAGTAATTGCTGATGATGCTTTACCGTAAATAAATGTTTCTTCGCCAACTTGTTGGGTAATGTTTCCACCACCCATGCCCATATTCCATGAACCTGTTGTGCCGTTGTACCACATTTTGCCTGCTGATACAGTTACAGCCGTACCATCAGCAAATGTTTGTGACAATATACCTGACATATTACCGTTGTCATCTTCAGTAATATTGCCATTTTGTATTAACTTACCTGTTGTACCGTCAAATCTAACAAGGGCATTATCTGTAGAAGAAGCAGGACCAACAACATCACCTGCTCCGGCAGAACTATTAACCCAATTAGTACCGTTATAAGAAAGAGATTGACCACTTGTAGGGGTTGTAATAGCAACATCATCAAGACCTGACAAATTTCCTGCGCCAATTTGAACAACAGATGTACCATTATTAATGTACATCTTTTGGTCTGCCATATTTACACCCATTTCTCCTGAAGCTAAATTAGATGTAGTTGGCGTTAATCCTGCTGTATTACTGCGTTTAGGCTTAATAATGTTTGCCATGTGGCTTCCCCTTGCGACTTATATAAGTCAGGTTTAAAGCCCCCTATTTAGGGGGCATATATTAATTAAAATGTACCGCCGTCAATTGTAATACCATTAAATGTAGTCAAGTTTTGAATTGAACCACCTGTAATGTTTACATTATTTGCATCTTGACTAGCAATAGTGCCTGCATCAGTTATTTGTGACAAAGGAATAGCAATATCAGATGCAGATAATGCAGTTAATTGACCTTGAGAATTTACAGTTGCAGATAAAGTTTTAGTAACAGCACCATAAGAACCTGCTGTAACAGCAGTATTAGTTATGCTAAATGTATTACCTGTAAGAGTTAAACCTGTACCTGCTTGATATGTTCCTGCACCTGAAAATTGTGACCAAGTAACAGGAGTAGTACCTAATGTACCACCTGCATTTACTGTACAAACCCAACCTGTATCAGCGTATGTAGAACCTGTTTCAACAAATGTATAAGCAGAAACTAATTCAGCCCATGTATTTGCGTCAGAAGCGCGTGACCAAGATGTATTTGAAGCAACATAAATACCGTTATCTTGAGATGCTGTTTGAGCCTTAACAAGAACTCTATCGCCTGCAACAATGCTTACACCATCAATAGTTTGCGCGCCTGATAATGTAATATTGCCTGTAGTCGCGGCAACAACAGAAGCCTTAACATCAAGACCTTGAGCAATGTTATCAACATAAATTTTAGTTGCCGCATCTTGGTCGCTAACAGGGTCAGCCAAGTTTGTAAGCAATTGACCACCCATGCTAAATGAACTACTTGGGCTTGCAATATCATTAAGACTTGCTTGTGAACCTGCTGTAGCAAGACCTTTAGCATTAATAGTAACTTTTGTATATGTTCCAACATTACTATTAACTGTTGCTAATGTTGTTGAAATAGTTGCATTAGCAGAACCGTCAAAAGAAGCTGTACCTGTTGCATCTCCTGAAAGAGAAATATCTCTAGCAGTTGCTAATTTAGTAGCTGTACCTGCGTTTCCATCAACAGAACCAACAATAGTATTGCTAAATGTTTTAGTTCCGCCAATAGTTTGAGCGTTAGATGTGTCAACAAAAGCACCTGAACCGGCAATAGGAATAATGCTTGTTGCTGTACCGCCTGCTCCACCTGTACCTGTACCATAGTACAAGACATTGGTTTGCTCGTTAAATGCTAATTCAGCATTGGCAAGTGAACTTGGTGCGCCTGCACCGCCGCCATTAGCCCGTCTTTTAATACGAATCGTGTTGCTCATGTTAAATACTCCCTAAATTTAAAAGTTACCGCCATCTGCAATTTCGGTTTGCGGAGTATTCACCCACTCACCTACACCAAACATCAAAACATCGTATTGTTGAGCATCTGATATAACTACAGGATACCCACCTATATTATCGTTACCGCTAGGACCTTGAACCCCGCGATTTATTTGAATTACCTGTTTTGCAACAGGTGTAACTTGAACATTAACATTATTGCCACCTTGAATATTGGCTGTAATGTTATTGCTATCTTGTACCGTTACATTAGTGTTGCTTGGAACGGCTGAAACCGTCATTTTAGCCATGCTTACACCTTCACAATACCATCGGAACGAACTAAAAATAATAGGAAAATAATGTTATCTTCAGGCGGAGTATCGCTCACCTGTGGAAAACTAATTTTTATACGACCTGAAAATCCAACACCATCATTGTCATTAATCGCCAATTCTGTATCTGTATCAACTAAACCCCAAGAATTATCATCAATCAATAGAGTAAATGAACCTGTTTCATTATCTCTATTTGTAATGCTTAATGGTATTGGAGTTGGAGTTGGTGTGTAATTTGAAATATCAAATGAAAGACCATATTTTGTATCTTTTACATTTGATAATTGTCTGCGAACAATTTGAGCATCAATTGTTGCACCTGTTAAATCTACAGGGCTTATGCCATCTTCAGCAGTTAATGTAAGATTCCAATAGGTTTGTTGCTCGTAAACAAGCTCACCTGCAATGATTGGATTGTCAAATCCGCTAACCTGTGTCAGCGTGTTTTTATTAAATACTGCCATGATAGCCCCTAATTCTCGGTTGTTTAGCCCAAAGCACTCTCAGGGCTATGCTTCATGTTTTGTTGTGTTTTTTAGATTTTAATACAAATTTTTTACGCTGTATATGTTCCTGACGATGTAAATGTGTGATAAGTAAAGCCGCCTGAAGATGATACTGCGCCGCCTGTGCCGCGTTGAGAACCGGCATACCTAAAAATAACTATGCCTGAACCGCCTGCTCCGCCTACGCCAACTGATGACGAACCGCCGCCGCCACCACCACCGCCACCTGTATTTGCTGTTCCCGCAAAACCGTTGCCAACAGTACCATCACCCACACCATTACCGCCACGCCCACCACCACCTGAACCGCCTAAACCATAGCAATTAGCGTTGTTTGTTCCACCACCGCCACCGCCACCGCCATAAACTGAACCGTTTACCCATAAACGCCCATCGCCACCACTACCTGATACGGTTGAATTGCTTAATAAAAATGAAGGTGCACCGCCTGCCCCACCGCCACCGCCTGCACATTCTTGATAACTACCGCCATTTGTTGCACCTGCTGAACCGTCAGCACCTTGAATACCGTTACCGCCACCTGTATTTGCAAAACTACCGATTGACCAACCGCCACCACCGCAACCACCTGATGCCCCCTTATAAGAAAGATTGTAATTGTCGTTATATCCTGCCCCACCACCACCACCTAATGCAACATAATTAAAGGCTGATGAATTAGCACCGTTGCCATAACTTGATGGCTGTGAAGCAACTTGTGGCGTTCCACCTGCCCCAACAACTATTGAATATGATGTGCCTGAAACAATAATTACACTATTAGGGGTAACAACACCGCCACCGCCACCACCACCGCCTGCTGTTCTGCCACCCGCACCGCCACCACCAACAACTAACAAATCAATTGCATAAGAATTAGTTGGGTAAATAGCACTTGAAACTGTCGCTACACCTGATACGGTTGAAACAGAAATATTATTGCCTGCAACAACTGATGTAATTGCAACTGAAGATACATTTGTTAATCCTGTACTTGCATCAAGTTGACCTGATGAATTAACTTTATTGGCTAATTGAGAAAGATTAAATGCTGAAGTCATTAGACTGCCCCTGTTCTTGCAAATGTTTGTTGAACCAAGATATTTTGAATTGTATCAGGCGATACAGCCAATGTATATGTGCCCGTACCTGTTGTGTAATCTGTGCCTTGTTTAAGTAAAACACCGTTTTCATACAAATTAAATGATGTTGCTATAAAACTAAATGGGTAAATTGTTTGACTAATAACTGTATTAGTAACAATATTTACAGGGCTTCCGTTTGGAACGGATAAATTATTGGCACTCCATTGAATAATTTGTAAATCGCCTGTTGCATTTGATGGAAAATTAGTTATATCTTGACCAATAATGTCATAGTCTTGGTCATTAACAACTGTTCCATTTAAAAATAATAATTCATATCCACTATTTAGCGTAAAACCTGATGCAGTATATGAACTTGCATTTGTTAAAGTTGCTGAATTTCTAGTAAATGAAGCATATACACCTGTTGTTGTATTAACAGATTTCATTGAAATAATAGTAATAATATCACCTGCCGTTCTACCTGTGGCAAATGTAACTGTACCTGTTGAACCGCTTGAATCTGTATATTCACTTGTATTTAATAAAAGTCCATTTTCAAAAACCAAACATTGACCTGAAATATATCCTGAACTTCTTGTTACATTAAATATTGTTTGCCCTGATGTTGCTGTAAATACTTCTTGTGTGTAATAAAAAGCATCAGGTTCTTCAAATCCAACAACACGCCCATACACATCAATTGTTAATGTTGCAACACTTGATGTTTTTTGTGTAACACCTTCGCCAAATTGTGTTGCCAAAAACGGATTTAAAGCAACAGTAAGTTTACCGTCTGTGTTGTTTGAAACATCTAACAAACCTGCGTTTACATCAACTGCTGAACCGCCTGTTTGCAATACATAACCTGTTGCATTATCTAAATCAATATAATTTATTCCATTTGGTAATGCTGACCAAATTGATGGATTAAATAAAACTGCATCATAAGGTACAAACGAACCATTAGTACCTGCATAAGTTGCAAATCCTGTATCAAAACTAAACTTTCTACCTGTTCTGTTTATATAAAGTAAATAAACATTTGTACCAAAATTAGGGTCAGCCAAATACCATGTGTAATCAGCAGGATTTGTACTGCCTGTTATTGATGCTGAATTTTGCAAACCATAATGTGTTTTACCTGTTGGGCTTAAACTAAACCCTGCACCGCTAAGACTTGTACCGTAAGCAACATTCAAATATTTTTCTGTATATTGAAATGTGCTAGGACGCCATTGAAATAATGATGATGCAGGGCTAAAAGCTGATGATGCCAAACTATTAACCATACGACTAAAGAAATACCAATTACCTGATGGTATGTTTGCCAATGAAACAGCAGGCATAACCGTGTTAATTTCGTATGGATTACCGCTTGATTGAACTTCAGTTGTGCCTGCAAAAATACGCTGTTCAGCAGTTGGATTGCTAAATGCTGAATACCAAACTTCAGCATATTGTGTAATACCTGATGATGATGTTGTAACAGTCACCAAAAATAATGGATTTGGATTTGATGGATATTCTGAACCAATAACAGGTGCAGGAACAGTACCAAAAAATGTTGGGTCACTAATGCCCGTATTTGGGGCAGGCTGAAATTGCGTAATGTTAGTATCATCATATACGCTTGAATTAAATTCAGAAAGTGTTAATCTTGCAAGAATATATCCATCTTGACCAAACTGTTCAACAATTTTATTAACTCTAAATGGTTTTGCAGTCCATCCATAATTTGCGTTTGTTACAGTAACAATATCACCTGCTTCAAGCTGAATACCTGAAAAATTAATTGTTACTTGTAATTGCAAATCTTCACGGGCTGATTTAAGCAAACGGGTTGCAATGTATTGTGCTTGAACATCATTGTTTACCAATGGCAAACTAATTGACATTTTATTGACGGGTTCATTTGGAAATAATAATTCAGGGGCAATTTGGGCAAGGTCAAATGTCGCTGTATTAAATGAATCTTGTACTGAATTATCAGGGAATTTACATTCAACAATATTGTATGAACCTGCCAAATCAATTGGGTTGACGCTAATGGCAGATACCATATTACTGTCATTTAAATCCATTGCAACCGTATATGTTGGTTGCTGAACAATTACGCCCCATTGTGCAGTTATTTCATTGTATTTAATTAAACAATCACAACAACTTGCCATATCTTGCAAGTTATCCATGATTGAACGGTTTGTATCAATAACACCATTAAATTTAAATCTTGGTTGTACTGTTGGATTTCCGTTGTAATCTACATAATTAAAATTTTGATTGCTATATGTTGTTAATGCTGTAAGGCTTGTTGTATCAATTTGTGATGTTGGAATTGCCCCACCATAAACCGAATTTGTTAAATAATCATAAAATACATCGCCTGTATTTGTTCTGCTGTTTGTTATTTGAAATTTAGTTTGTTCTAATCCACGAATATTTGCAGTTTGTGAATAAGTTAAATGAACAATAGCAAATGCTGTATTGGTCATTAATTTTGTTGAATCCCATGTATAAATTAACCCACCTGTTTGCATTACATCAATTGCTGATTGTGTTGTATTTGTAGGTAATAATGAACCGTTTTTATAAAAATAAAATTGTAGTTTTCCTGCAACAGTTGTATCTTGTACATTGGTTGATTCATCCAATAAAGCATCAACATTAAAACCGTCTGCATTAAATACAACTTTTTTACCACCCCAATAACAATCACCAAATGTAATTTCATCAGGCGTTTCACCGCCTGTAACTTCAGAAATGGCAATTACATAATACAATTCTTGATTGTTTTCACTAATACTTAAATCAACAACTGTGCCACCTAGCCATGCTTCACCATAAACAACAGGCAATTTATTATCAGTTGCAGGTGGAACTTGTTGACGGCTACCAACATCAGGGGAACTAAATCCGTTTGAAGGTTGATTTGGCGTAAAAAATGCTTTGCTAATAATTGCTGATGCAACCATATTGATTGCAAAAGCCGTTGCCGTCAGCATAAAACCTTCAAGGGCTAAAGCTGTTGCAATGGTCATACCAATTGCAAATACTGATGTTGATAATGTCAGCAGGCTTAAAAAAGCAAAAATTAGTTTAAACATTTACTGTATCCAAATTTCATCTAACTTACTAAATCCAAACCTGCCATATTTCAAATCAGGGCTTGTAACCATCTTGGCTATGGTAAACATTTTAATCCTGCCTGATTCTTTTAACTGTTTACCGTAATCAACATACGCCTTCAATAATCTATAACCAACCGTTGTGTTTCTATGTTCAGGCTTTACATACCACGCTAATTCATTTAACACCAAAGTTTTGTCACACCATATTGTTGGCATAACTATACCCATTATTAAACCTATTCCATCCTCAATATAAATGATTCCATGACCTACCAAAATGTTGTCTAATAATTTATTCCAATATTCAACATTGTCTAAATCACGGTACTGTTCAATATGGCTTTCAGCCCTAAACAGCTTCATCATTTCTATTATTTGTGTCTTATCATATTTTGTTGCTTGTCTAATCATTAGCTATTGGGGCTTGCACCCTTACCAAAGTAATAGTTAATTGTTGATATAAACGCCACACGGTTCATGCTTGTATCACCATTATTAAAAAACTGCCATGAATTATCGTTTGTGTAACGCCCTGCTGTACGGTTTTTAAGAATTAATTGAATTGATGATGCAGAAACATTAATTACACCAACATAACCCCTTACTTCTTCCATCCATTGTTCATTAATTGAAAATGAATTGATATAACCATTAAAGAATTGATACAAACCACCTGTGCCACCTGTTGTAATTAATGCACCGTTAGTATTAAAAAATCCATGCCATGCTTCAATTTGTGCGCCCTTAATGTCTTGCCCAAGAACCCAACCTAACATAGCCGTATCTAAACCAACCAAAGTAAATGATGTTTCATTGGCAGTTGACTTAATATCTCGTTGAGCATCACCAACTTGCACTAACTGACCAAGGGCATCAAATGGTTCAGAATCAACCGCAGGAATTGTTAATGAACTAGGCGCAGTAGAAAATCTATAAACATTTGTTTCATCTATCGTTACACGCACAAAATCAGCATATCTGATGCTGTTTGTATTATCAACAGGTGCAATTACATTCATAACACGCTTTCAAATGCTTTAAATGAACCTGACCAATTAATGAATGAATCGTTAGTAATTGGCACTAAAGTATAAGTTGGGTATTCACGCAATATAACAGGGAAAGTAATACCTGTATATGTATCACCGCCCAATGAAACAGTTGTGCCAAATTCACCAATAACAGCACCAACAGGGCTAACTAAAGAATCAATTAAATTGCGGTGTACGGGAATATTTACAGTTGTACCTGAACCCCTTTGTACATCAGCAGTTGCAATATAAGAATAACGACCAACTTGGCAAAAATCACCTGCACGAACAATGTAAGCAGTTGATGAAATGCTAGGTAATGAACCTAAAACTAACACTTTATTTGCGCTTGCTGTTTGCCATTCACACGCATCAATTTGAATACCCGTCATATCGCCTTGATATTCAATGTAATTTACCCATCCTGTCACACCAAAATTAAGGTATTGTTCAAGGGCTTTATCAGGAATACGCAATGAATTTAAAAGCGCACGATTTTGACTGTAATACAAATATGCCATTGGCTTTAATTCAAAAGCAAAAGGTACAACAGTTAAAACTTCACTTGTTGTAATTCTTTGGTTACGACTTAACATTTGACCAACAAACCTTTGGTCGTTAATACCTACTGATTCGCTTATAGCTAAAATTTGATTTAATGACATATATTACCTACTTGCAGGCAAGCCACGACTTGCAGATTGATTAGCTGACCAAATTGATTCTTTATTTTTCATTAAAAACTGTACACCTGATTGTGTATCAATAGCTGACATATTGGCAATATAAGGACCGTTATATACAACTTGTGGTTGTTGAAGCGCACTAGCAAGCTGATTGTTAGGAATAATTGTTCCGGCAGTTCTAGGAACAAATAATTCAGGACCTTCTTCACCAACGATACTTGGAACACCTACAGGTGGAGAGCCGCCATCAGCAAATGTTTGAGCCGCCAACATAGCTGTTTGCTGAGAACCAATATTTGTTCCAAATTGAAAAGCAGTTCCAATATTTAAACCGTTAAATCCACCAAAAGCGGCACTAAGAATTTTAGTAGCCTGAGCTTTCATGGCAATAGCAATAATGTCTTGAATTACTGAGCGAGCAAAGTCTTTAAATGCAAACTTACCTGTTCTAACAAAGTTATCAATAGCAGAACCCATATTGCTGAATACAGATTGGTTGATGCTACGCAATGTTTGAAGTTGGTCACCCAATTTAAGAACGCCTTCTTTTGCATCACCTAATTTCCTTTGATTTTCAATCAAGCGAGCTTTAGCTTCAGCAGAAAGCGTTTCTTCACGCATAATTTCTGCAATCTTTTGTTCAGTTTCTAATCGAGCCAAACCAATTTGATAATCTTGCTCTGTCATTAAAATCTGACCGCGATATAACTCTAGCTTCTCTTTTTCTTTAGCAATTGAATCTAATTCTTGATATTGCTTTTTAGCGTATTCTTTTTCTTTAACGCGTGATAGTTCAGCAATCTTTTGGTCAGCTTCTTTAGTCAAAGCATCAATTTGCTGACGCATATTTCTAGTAAGTGCTTCACCAAAAACACCGCCTGACTGAAGCATTTCTTGTTCATACTTTAAAGATACTTCAGCAATCTTTTTAAGTGATTCAAAACGAATTCGCTGAACTTCATTTGCGCCTTCGAGAGCAGATTGGAAGCCCTCATCAGCAATTTGCTTACGATATTCAAATTCTAATGCTTGTTCTTTTTGTAATCCACCCGCTTTAATGCGAGCTTCTATGTCAGCTTTTTCTTTGGCTTTTTTGGCTGATTCAGCATTAACTCTATCATTTTCAGCAAGCATTTCTTGAGATAACTTGTTGTAATCTTCAAGAGCTTGTTTTAGCTTTTTAAGTCTAACTTCTCTGAATTTTGTATTAGCGTTTGGACTTTCTTTGCCGTAATACTCAATATCTCTAGCAAGTTCAGCTAATTTGTCAGATGTAGTTTTATCTCTACCAATATCAAATGCGGCATCCCAAAATGCGCTCCATGCATTTTTAGCACCGGAAAGCATCTTCTCAATTAAACCAAGATTTCTTTCTTGCTTAGATAACGCTTCAGTTAATAAATCAGCAGTATATTTAGCCGCTTCTTGCAACTTACCTTGCTGATTTAATTGCTCAATATATCTGTATTGAGCTACTGTTAAGAAGTTATATTGGTCGTTTAGCTTTTTAGCTGATGATGCAGAACCATCAAAAGAACCAATCAATTCTTTAGAAACTACATCTGCTGATTCACCTGACAACTTAGAAACCATAGCAATAGCTTGCGCTACTGATGTCATAGTTTCTTGAGTAAACTTGCCTGAACCAATCAAAGCAGAGAATATATCTCTTGAAGTCCCAATACTTGTATTAAGTTGAGTGCTTAATGTTTTAGATAAAACTTCAAATTTATTGTTAACAATACCTGCAATATTGCCGGTAAGAATTAAGTTATCTCTAAGTCTTGCAGATTCTTCTGCGCCTTTATAAAAAGAAAAGCCAACAGCCGCAAGAACAGCACCAATACCACCAAGAGCAACTCTTAATGGCGTTAATACAGAAGCAAATGCTCTAAATACATTTGCTACACCGCCAAATTGGTCGCGTAATTGACCGCCTTGTTGAATAAGAACTAATAGCGGATTTTGACCGCCTGCAAGACCTGTAATGATGTCAGTTGTTTGATAACCTAGCGCGGACAATTGTTGTGGCGTTAATTGCTTACCTTGCGCGCCCAACATACCCATACCTGCTTGAGCTTTGCTTGCTTTTTGTGCAGATGCCGCAATTTGGTCATAAGCCCTAGCTTGGTCAAGAAGCATTTGTTTTGCTTCTTTGGTAGCGTTCATAAATCTACCAGTAGCTATTTCACGCTGAATTTGTTCTGTTTTAGTTAATGATTTACCGTAATCTTCAACAGCATGTTTTAAAGCAATAATCTCTTTAGCGGCGGCATTAGTTTCGCGCTGAATTGCTGATTTGAGTTTTTTATTCTCTGCAATGGCTTTATCAACACCGGCTGTAAACTCTGCGGTATCAATACCTAGGACAACGCCCAATCTTGCAATATTTTGACTAGCCATTACTTAATCCCTCTTTTGCGTAACTTTCTCGCATACTCAGGTATGAGAAAAGACAGTTCATATTTTAAGGCATCTGTAACATTTTTAATATTACTTTCTAGTGCCGGAATCAAAAAAGGTTTAGCCGCCATTTTTGCAGTTCCAAATTCATTAGCCAAAGAAACTGCTGACTTTTTAACAGACATTACGCCAATGGCAGAATCAGTATCATTAACATATTCTGACATTTTATCTTTTTCACTAGGAATCCTAGCATCGATTCTTAATGTATCTCGCATGTGAATGTTATCCACATTTTTTTCATCATAGTTTGCAAGAGAATATGATGAATTAAGAACAGGAATCATTGCTGTTTTACAGGCTTTTACAAGGGTATTTCTAGCCACCAAATCTGACCGATAGCCTTCCGCTAGAGCTTTGATTTGTTGCTCAAACTCTGCAAACCCTTCTAATTGAACTGTAATCTTATCCGCCATGATTTAACGATGCTATTTTCTTAGGAACTTTAGGTGCTGTCTTAACAAATGCTACCAAACTATTCATCGCTTGTGCGGCTTTTTCTTCTTCAGTTAAAGGCGGCACAATATATTCGTGGGTTAATGGCAGAATATCTTCCATTTTGTATGGTTTGGCATTTTGCTTTAACTTAGCATTAAGATTTCCTGTCGTCAAAGCACTAAGAGCAAGCAAAATTGACTTGTTCCCAATTACTCCATCGTTAAGCATAATCTCAATGTTTCTCATATCATCTGACGGTATAGTATCGGGACATCCGCCATGCGCCCAAACATAGGCTCTTGCTTGCTGACGAACATCCCTAACTAGTTTTTTCTAGCATCCTTATAGCCGGGCTGAATTACTTCAGTAATCTTTTCAATGAGTTCTAATTGAATCTGCAATGGGAATTCTTGTTCAATTTCCTCATAAGTCAAATCGTTAATTTCTCCATTTTCAGGAACTAACAATCTGATGTATTCAGTAATCTTTTTTTCCATCTGAAGGACAGAAACGACTGTTTCTTTAGTGGAAGTGCCATTAACGATTACATCGTCTTTAGTTACTTCTACACCATCAATCTTCTCTTTAGTAAGAGCTTCCGTCATTTTCTTTAAACGAGATTCAACTTCTTTGTTATCAATCTCTAAAATGCGGGAAAACATTGCATCCAATTCGTTTGTCAAAGGCACTTTTACTTTAAAAGTATGCCCTGCAAGTTCAAATGTTTTAGTGCGAATGGAATTTGTTAAATTAAAAGCCTTTCCAAGTCTTGTCATGTCTTATTCACCTTTGATTAGTTTTTTATAGATTGCTGTATTCAAATCGTCAACAAACTTAACGATTTGTTCCGGTGTCATAGTATCGGCATGAATCTTAGCGATTTCATACGCAATATAAATACCCGAAATTCTTTGTTGTTGGAATCCGAACCAATTCTTTTGACCTGAATTAGCTTGGCTTACGATATAGCTTAATAGCTCGTCTGTGTTAGTTATCTGTGTCATATATTATGAAAAAGCCCCCGAAGGGGCTTATTTATTAAGAATCGTTAGACCAACCGTAGCTGTTACCGCCTACAGGGTGAATCACGAATGTGAATTTACCTTCAGCAGATGGTGACATATCCCATTGCAAGCCACCAACGCGAGCATTGAAAGCATAAGCAACAGTATCGCTACCGTCATAAACAGCGATTACATAAGTACGGATAGTTGTACCGTTGTAACCGTCAGCGCGGATTTGCAACATTGCAGGGTCAGCAGGATTCCAAGCAGAAGTGATAGTCAAAGAAGTTACTTGGTTTTGAGTAGTAATCTTTGCACCTGTACGCGCACCGGCTACAGCATAAGTAGCAGAAGCATCGTCAGCACCGAAAGCAGGGATAGATTCAACAGGAACTTGCATACCTGCTGTGCCTGTGCCACCGGCTGTTGTGCCGATAATGTCAGCAACTTGACCTGTCCAAGTAGCTAATTGGCTATCTGTCAATGGAGTTGGAGTTACATCATCTTGCATCCAAAGGGTTGCTACATAACCCGGTAAGACCTTATTAATTAGAGCCATTTTTAAATTCCTTAGTTAAAAAGTTAATCAAATCTTGTCTTATGCGGGGATGTCCAAAGTACAATCTAATATAATTTGGGCTAACCCTAGGGTATTGTCATAAGTATTATATAGCCAATATACATCAGCTTTGGCTACAAAGAAACCTGTTGTATCGGGGTCACCGAACATTCCTGAATAACCATGTAGTGATTGTAATATGGTATTTGAAATAGTCAAAGCATCACCATCTTCTTGTGCAAAGACTGAAATCTGAAAAGTAGGTCTATCAATGCCTTTGTTGCTTTGTGTTTGACCTGTATAAACAGGCTGATGCACATTACGCAACTGCCAAGTAACAAATTTAGGCGTTGAGCTATTGAAGTTACGATTAAATAAATTGTAAACAGGAATAGGCGACAAAATATCTGTAAGCTGATATTGAATCGCTTCTGCATAATGAACGGGATTAAGTTGAGTTGTCATACAGGTACGCTTGGGTCGTTTCTATAGCACAACAGGGTAACTTTCATCCTGTCATTTGATTCATAAACATCGGTAATACGCCAATCATTACCGCGATAAGTAATTGAGTAATTTTGCTGAAGATTAACTACAGTTCGCATATTAGGCGTATAGTTAAACTCTAAATTAACCAAATCTGAATAAATACGATACCTGTCGCTAATACGGACAGAATTATGTACATCTTTAATCCTTGCTCTTGAATCAAACCAAGGTGTAATAGTCGTAGTTTGCGTACCAACTGTGCTAATACCGTTGGTTACTGTATTAATAACAACAGGTTCAAAGCGAGCAATCGCCATTACATCACCCTTTCTAACACATAACCAACCCATTTACCTTTTGTTGGTTTATTCTTTAAAAGGTATGAAATGCTTCCTGTTGGAATTCCTGTAATTTTACTTGCTTCTTGCCAACTAGGATATATAACATTATTAATTTTTATTTGTTTTTTATTTGCAATACTTATTTTTTCTTTACATTCTTTTGTTTTAGCTATTCCACGAACAAAAACCATTGTTTTTTCAATTGATTCTTTTGTATGTTTTTTACCTAAAAATCCTGATTTTCTACCTTTTAACGCAATACATCTATTTTTTAAATGAGATTCAGATTGTTTAATTGCTTTAAAATTAGGCGGCAAATTACCACCCTCTGATAAATTCCATCCAATTCTTTTATTTGGTCTTAATTTATTTTCAATTAATTTACAATAATCAGAATTTCCAATAACAATTGGTTCTTTTATTAAATTATTCCATCCATATTTTCTGATAGCTTGATATAAAGGATAATTACTTTTAATTGATTCACTCTTATGAGCTAACATTCTTTGTTCAAAATTTGAAGCAATACCAACATAACCTTGTGTTGCTACATCAAGATGTGTTGGTAAATGTATCCAATAAACAATCATAATCACATTACGAGTGGCTTATATGCTCTCAAAATCTGCTCAACTCCAAATGGAATCTTTTTTAATCTGTCAACAGTCGTATCGCTACGGTTGTTATACAAATGTGTGAGCAATAACAAACCTGCTTGTTGAATATTTAAATAATTAGCCAAAGGACTGCGAGCAATTGTATATAAAACAACAATAGGATTCGCTACCTGAGTGCTAATACTTGATGGGAATGAAGTAACAATAATCTGATTACCTGTTGGGTCATATTGGTATGTATCTGTAGCCATAGGAACAAATACGCTAGGTACTGAGCCATTCCAATAACCTACAGAATTAATAGTAACTCCTGAAACTCCCTGAGTTACTTCAGGAAGGTCTAGCGTTGCCGCCATACCTGTTACACCCGGATTGCCGTAATAAACTTTATATTGAGTTGGGAAAATAGCCATTCCCAAAAAATCCTCAATAATCATCCTAGTTGCAATTTCCAAATCATACAAAAAATTATCTTGGCTATCATCATCAACCAAGTTTAATTGTTGCTTGATTTGTTCTTCAGTCAACCAAGATGTCGCAAAATCGCGAGAAACCTGCTCAACCTTTTCATAGTTGAACGGGTTTCTATTTTGCGTCAGATTAGGAGCAATACTCAAGTAATCAGATGACATGATTTACCTTATTAGCCAACCAAACGAACACCCGCAAATACATCGCGAATAGTAGATACAACACGCTTTTCAGCAAAGAATGTAATGTAGCCCGGAGCAGTTTGGTCTAGGCGTTGAATTGACATTTCTTCGCGGTCAGCAATAGTAAAGAATCTTTCCCATTCAGCCAAATAAACAGGATAGTTACCTGCACCTGTAACGCTCATATATGCGTTAGGAATTACAGGATGACCAAAGATATAAACAACAGCACCGCCATCTTCTTCACCTGATTCAATGAAGTTAATCACATTAGATGAAGCGGCTTTTTGCTTACGCAATGCGGCGATAGTAGTTGGATGCATCATCCAAGCAGTTGTTGGCTTGAATAAATATTGAGCAGGTAAAGCACCCATCAAATTAGCCAAGTCATCATAAGTAACTGCTGTATTAGCCGCTTGAGCTACTTGCAATACTGTATGGCGACCATTAGTAATAGCAGAACCATTAGAACCAAATGCGGCGGCTGATGTAGAACCCGGATAGCTATTTAAACCACGCAAACCTGATGTTGCACCGTAGTTAACAGTTGTAGAACCTGATTGGTCGTTGTTGAACATCATTGATAGAGCTTCTTGTTGCGAAAACTCTAATGCAAGGTCCATTGCAATAGTTTCATCAAGATAATTAACATCATCTAATACTGCTGTACGAACAGGAACAGTTGCGTTTAATACGCGAACAGGCAATTGCCAAAATGATGTTGCAATATCAGGAGAACCTGTATTTGTGTTAATTGGATAACCCCAAGGATTGTCGCTACCGCTTTGAATTAATGTAGCGTTACCTGTTTTAACCACAAACGCTTCATCTGAACCGATTGTAGTAATAATTCTTGAACCTCTACGCAGAGGATTTGCTAAACGCAATGCGGCAAACGCATCGTCATAAATTACACGACCACCAACACCTGAACCTGAACCTGTTAGGGCTGATGCTTCATTTAAATTAACTGTTGCTTTACCTTCTGTAAAGGCTACCTTAACGGCTTCTAGGATTGGATTGGTTTTCATGTTTAATTCCATAAGTTGTAGAAAAAAGGCGGGGGATTTCTCCCCCTACCTTAATTAAGCACCTGTCGCTGTAGAACGATAGCGAACTAATGCGAATGGGTCAACTACAGAAGTTGCCAAACGCTTCTCACCGAAGAAAGTGATATAGCCCGGTAAAGTTTGGTCATAGCGGCGTAGAACCATATTCAAACGGTCAACGATTGCATGACAGCGATTCCAATCACCGAAGTACATTGGGTAGCAGTTAGTTGTACCTGCTGAACCACCTGCGGCTGTTGGAAGGTCAAGATATTTGTTAACTACAACATCAAAACCTAACAATGAACCAACGATACCATCAGTACGGCTCAAGCCATCAATGTAAATTGGGCGACCATTGTCATCAACTAAACCACGAATTGCGGCTAACATTGTTGGACCAATGATGAACTTAGCAGTTGGTGTCCAATATTGTTGTGGCAATGCATAGATAAAGTTAACGATGTCAGCATAAGTAACATTGTTAGCAGAACCGTTGCCGTTAGTTGTCAATTGGTCATAAGTAGCAACATCGTGCAAACCACTTGTTGAACCTGTACCTGATGAACCGAAAGCTGATTCAGATGTTGTACCACCTGCGTAGCTTGCGTTAGCACCCGGATATTGATTCAAACCGCGCAAACCATTTGAACCGCCGTATGGCAATGATGTAGAACCTTGGTCATCGTTTTGAATCATTGATAGAGCTTCAGCTTGAGAGAACTCAGCTAACATGTCGCTAACAACATTTGATTCCAAACCATCGATGTCATCCAAAGCGGCTGTACGGATTGGGAACTGAGCGTTCACATCTTGCAAAGTTAATTGCCAAATGTTTGTGCCTTCAGTTGTTGCTGAACCGTTGTTCTGAATTGCATAGCCCCATGCCGCACCTGCGTTACCGGTCTTAGCGCGGAATTGATATGTTGAACCTTCTGTTGATACAGAGCGTGATACACCGCGCATTGGGTTCATTAAACGCAAAGCAACGAATACAGGGTCATAAGCTGTACGACCACCAACGCCTGCGCCTGAACCTGTCAATGTTGATGCTTCTTTCATGAACGCATCGTATTGTGATTCGTCAGCAAACATCTTCAATTCTTTCTCAACGCGTGAGCCTGATTTGAAGAATTCTTTCAACTGTTCTTTAGTAGAACGATTTACTTCTTCGCTGATTGACTTGTAAGTCTTGATTGTTGCAGGAGCTTGAACAGAAGAAACGATTGCTTCCAAAGCGGCAACTTTTTCAGCAAATTCAGCTTTAGCTTCTTCAATTTTTTGTGCTGATTCAGCTTTAACAGCTTCAACAGCTTCAGTAATCTTAGCTTCTTGTTGAGCTTCGATTAAATCTAGTTTTTCAATAATCTTTTCAGACATGATAATTCCTTATTTAATGCGTTTAGATAATGCTTTCAACAATTCTCTTTCCTCTAGTGCTTTTAGAATTGCATCGGCTTCGTTTACCACCGCATCAGAATCACTCTTTTGTGGGGTTTCTTCAAGTTTCTTGGGAGCATCACGCTGTTCCAATACTTTCTTGAAAATACTAGACGCGGTGGTCGCATCTTTCTTAGGAACGCCTGCATCACGCAATTGTTTTTCTAAAACTCTAGGATTTAATGAACCATCTTCTTCAAAACATGATTCAAGTTTTTGAATGTTTGCATTTGGATTATTTGGGTACATAACAACAGATACTTCACGGAATCCACCTTTAGTGATTTGGAAATACCCATCTTCATACGGGTCATCACTTCCAATAATCATTGGTGTGCCATCTTCTTTAACATAGCAATATTCGTCAGCGTATGCACCAACAGAAACACCACCAAACATCATTGGTGATTCTTTTAAAACTTCATATAGGTCTGAACCGCCAACTGTATTCATATACAGCTTGCCTTTTGCAGTCATGCCATTTTCATCAAACATGAATTCATCCCATTGACCAACGGGCATACCCATGTCATTGTGATTTAAAAACATTGGCAACGGCTTGCCTGATTTGCTGAATTCATCAGCCCATTGTGCAAAACCTTCAGGCTTGTAAAAAAACTTTCTGCCGTCTGCACCTTCCCTAGCACCCCAAGTAGTTGCAACAGCTTCAATTACACCGCTAGGTGTTGCAGATTCGTCTGCCTGTTTTCCCAACTGAACTTGTGCTTCGCAAACTAATGTCAGATTCTTCATTGATTACCCCAATAGAAATGGCTTGATTATCGTCTGTTATCTTGTGGGGCGTAAAACGCTTTTTTGGTAGTTTAACACTAGGGTTCTTTATTTGTGAACCCATAATATCAAATATTTTATCTATAAATGACATTATTTACCACCATCAACAAAAACGGCTTGCCAAATTTGATGCTTTTTTGGTCTTGCCCCACCCAACCAATTTCTGATTGTATCTCTACCAACTTTAAAATGTTGTGATGCAGAATTAATACAATCAAAAGTCATATTGTTAATTTTCACCTGTTTTGATGAAGGATTGTTTTTACCAAAATTAGAAAAAATGCCTTTACCGCTTAAATCTTGCATTATATTTTTGTGTAATTGTTTAACTTCTTCATTTTTCATGGCATTTAATATACCGCTTCTACCCTTTTTTTTGTTGGTTTCTGCTGTAAATTTTTTGCCTAAATTGGGTTTTATATTGCCAATTCTTATACCATCACATTTTGCTTGATTCATTAATCTATTAAACGCCCAAGCATCAGCCTGTTTTTTTTCTAACTTATATCTTACATAATGGGCTATTGCATGGTCTAAAGGTGATAACAAAACTAAATTATTTTTAGAATCGTCACCACCTTTATGTTTAGGCAATAAATGATGCCAATGATAGCCTTTTAACAAATCGGGTTTTTTACCAATTCGTATTGCCATTATTTGCCAATATTCATTTTTCTTGTTTGATTGCCACCGCCACCACCTGTATCGGTTGGGCTTTGACCTTTTATTGCATCACCCTGTGTTGGGCTTTGATTTTTTGATAACAATTCATTAGCACCTTCTTTTTGCGGCATACCTAAGTATTCACGCGCTTCATTAGGTGACAAGATTCCGGCATTTACGCCTGCAACAACCATATTCATTTGGTCTAATGGCGCGCCTGCCAAGAATTCCTTAGTATCAAATTCAACAGATAAATTTGGGTAGCCTTTAAATAAATGCTGTTTTAATTTCTGCTGAATATTAGTAATCATTGGTGACATTGTAGATTTATAGAATTCATCTAGCATTGTCTGAGTATTATTGTATTTTTGGTCGCTAATACCGATTAATGCAGGTGGAACGCCAAATAATCCGCAAATACGCTTCATTGTTTGAATCTTCAAGTTGTAAACATCAGCATCTTGCAATGTCAACATGTCTAATGGCTGATATTTCATGCCTTGGTCTAGCAACATACCTTGACCCGGCTTAGATGGGTCAGTTGTGCGAGAACCTGTCATTGATGACCATGCTTCTTTGATGCGAGCCGCAACTTCTTTGTATTTAGCATCAGGAATTACTTGTTCTGTAACAAACATACCGCTTGGCTTTGCGCCGTTTTGCATAATGAAGTTTGCATACAAATCAATGTCTTGGTCTAGCGCAATAAGCTCTGTTGCTAAAATACCTTTGTTGAAACCGGCAGAACCTTGCCATGCGGCTTCAGTAATATGCATAACTTGATGAGCGTCTAGTGGCTCATCGCGGTTAAATCCATAAGTAGGTGTTGTTAAACGATATGATGGATAACGAGTTGGCGTTAATTGAACGCTAATCAATGTCGCATCAAGGTTATACATTTCCAATGGCGTTTGCATTGAATCTTTTTGGTCTTTTCTCCACCAAAGAGTAAATGTTTCGCCTGTGATGTCTTGCCACATTGACCATTGATACCAAAACTCATATTGAGATTGGAAATTGTTTGGATTGGTCAACAAGTTCATTACTTGTTTGGCTTTTGCTTTATCTCTATTGCCAACTTTGTCAGATTGAATAGCATCAACATAAGTGCCATCATCTAAACGATATTTAACGCTAATTGGTAACTGAGAAAGTGCGCGAGCTTTTGCTCCTACGCAAGCCATAACAGTAGAGTTGCGGCTTAATGTTGCTGTATCAACTACACGACCTGCCGCAGTTGAACTAGATGTTGTTACATAGAGAAGTTGCTGAGAAACTGTTTGTTTGCCTGTTGCTCCTTGGAATAACAGATTATTACCAAGTTGCGTCTGACCATACAGGGTATTTGATTCGTTTTGAGCGTCTTTTTTTCTACTGAAAATGTCTAAAATACCCATGTTTTTCTCCTAATTTCCATCATATTACATCAAAATGCTCTGAATCCAAAACTATTTGATATAAGAGGATTATCAAGTGAGCAATGGAATCCCATAATCATAGCAATAATTCCGTCAACTTTGGCACTTGGGTCAGCAGAATTCTTACGAATCTTGATGTTTCCATTGACATCCTCATACACTTCGCAGTTTCCTAGTTGCCAAGATACGAATGGGTCATGCTCATGCGCGATAGATTTACTTAGGATTAATTTCTGCACATGCTTAGATGGATTATTTAGGACTGCCATACCCTGACCGATTTTCTTAACCGGCAATCCATGTTCATATAGCTTACTAACCAAAGCCGCCGCGTTCCACGCATCGAAACCGATTTCTTTGGCGTTGTGAGTAATCGTTTCGTTTTTAATATATTCCTCGACTTCGACATAATCAGCCACATTCCCTTGGGTTAGTTTTAAAGTGCCACGCTGAACTGCTTGCATAAATATTGGGCGATAGTGAGTAGGCACAAAATCTATGCTTTCTTCCGGCAAGAAGAATTTGAACTTGATTGCGTAATCATCTTCCGCATATCTATGCAATGTGGCTACTGCGTTTAAATCTCGCGTAGCCGCCAAGTCAAATGCAATGAATGTAGCTTCAGGAGTTTTGCTTACATCCATCATAGGCGCATCATCCCAAATTGCTTTATCAATCCAAGCGGAGTTAGCACTTACATACACATTAAATGTTTTGCAAAGTAATTCGTTTAACGCTGATGGCTTAGACTGAGCTTCTTTTACGCGTTGCTCGATAGCTTCTGCGTTAATAGAAATGCCATGCATAGGATTTACTTTTGCCCATACTTTCGGGTCTTTCCAATCATCGCCTTCATCCAAACCATATAGCAAGCCAAACCATCTAGGGTTATCTTCTGCTTGACCATTCAGCATAGATTTCAAATATTGCATGTTTTCAAAGAATAAAGTTTCCTTAGTAAACGATGCAGTCGTAATGTAAATTCTTAATGGATTCTTACGAGCAACCATACCTGAGTTCATAACCTCGATAGAGTTACGCTCTGTAATCTGCGCGGCTTCGTCAACAATAGAAACTGACGGATTTTTACCGTCACCGGTTCGTTTGCTATCGCGGCTCAAAGCCTGAAACTTACTTTGGCTATCTGCCGCTTTTTTAATCTCATGCCGGTATGTAGAGTATTGCGCTTTAAGCTGTTCCGGCATCCCTTCAATCATACCTTTAGCAGTATCAAACACAATGCTTGCCTGATTTCTGTCCAAAGCAGTACAGTAAACTTCGCCACCCGCTTCGCCAAATCGTAATTCGTATAAACCGATAATAGCAATCAAAGTTGACTTCGATGCTTTACGCGGAATGAACAAAATAACATCCTGCACCATGCGGATGGAATTATCTTTTTTATCCCTAAATCCATAGATTGCACAAATCAGCATAATCTGAAATGGCATCAGAACCATAGGCTTTCCTGCCATTGGTCCTTTCACATGCTTAATCTTGCTAGTAAAGTTAAGCACATGCTGAACAGGTTCGGGCTTAAACTCCCATCGCCATTCTTTGTTTTCTAGTTGATTAAGAAATCTTTGGCAAGCTAACTGAACATCTCGACAAACATCAATATCACCATTGGCTACATCAGTCGCGTATTGAACGCCATCTTCCCATTTCATCCTTATTTAATCCCATGCCTTTCTATTTGTTATTTAATAAATGAATTTCATAAAATGTAACTCCTATTAAACCCATCAAAAAACAAACAATAAATCCACAGCCTACTTCAATGCCTCGCTTATCAAAATCAAACCCCATAAGCCACCACACAAACAAAGCACCTATAAATGATGCAATAAATACTAATATCTTCATTTAATCCCATGCCTTTCTTCTATTGCTCTAGCAAAATTCACTAAGTGTTGTTTTGTGCATCCTTTATTCCAATCTTCTGAATCAATTAAATCCATCAATATTTGATTCATTTTGATAGATGCTACTTTATCTATTTCATCATCACTTAATGGCTTTAACTGTGGCGAACAAGTATGTATTGAATCTCTGCTTACTCTTTGACCACAATCTAAACAGGAAATCCAAGTATTTAATTCATCAGCTAACTTCAATGCTTCTTCTTTCATATCTTATCCTATAGTGTGATGTTGTTAAGCGTATTTTGGTCCTTCAAGCAATTCGTCAATATCAGTTGGTGCGTTAGACTTCTTAGGTCTGCCATTAGGTACTAACCCTAACATTGTCAAAAGTTGCATGACGCGAGCAAGTGCAGTATCTCGAACTTTTTGATTTGGGTTTGCCATGCGCGCCCCATTGTTCGCATACTCAATCAAGCCCTCAGTTTCTAAACTCAAAGTGGCTTTTACATAAGTATCCATTTGGTCAGCCAAAATCGTGACCAAGTGTTCATCAAATTTCACCTCAAGTCCGTATGCGTTCAACATGGCTTCGTTGACTTCTCGCGCAAAGACTTCTCTGTCCCACGCGTTCACATCTTTTAGCCAATGCGCCAAGCCTGCAACCTGAAGGCGACCCTCAACAACTGTCAAATTTGGTTTTTTGTTCATGACTACAGAATAACACAAAATCATAGGGGGGGTATAACCATAGAGGGGGTGAAAATTTAGC